GCCGTTAACGCCCAATATTCATATGCTCGATAAGGCCCAGCCGTAGAAAATGATTCCGGCACAAGTCTAATGCGCTCTCTAAAAGATTCATCGCCTTCAATATCGATTCCGCCCAATGTTTCTGTGGTATTAACAGCGCTTGCTATATAGGGAATGGGGTCAATAAGCCTTTTTATCTGCCCAGGCAGGTACCCATTCCCCACCTCTCCAACTGCCATACATTCAGCTGGTATATCTATGCTTAATTGTCCTGCAGGTATTTCAGCATAGGCCGTTGTGGCAAAAACAATTTCACTTGATTCTGCCCTGATCCTGGTCCCTTTTGGTATAGCTATAACATCCTGTCTGGCTTCAGATAAAGCGAACCTGATAGTTGTGGTGGCAGGCTTCGCAGATAGACGCCTTACACCAAGCAATGCACCAATATGATCAAGGTAATCCCCTATTGAATAGGCAAGTAAGTTCTGTTTCGCTGAGAAATCAATCAAAGCCCTTTGTTGAATAATTATCGAGGCAATTGATAGCAAAAACAGCCTAACAGGATCACCTGGAGCGAGCGTTCGTCCAGCAAGGCTTTCGTAAGCATTTATAATTTCACTCTCTATAAGCTTTGCATCTTTTTCAGCAAATGTTATGTCTGGTAAATTATCAAGCATTTATCTCAATCCTCACTTTCGGCCTTAATATGCCGTCCATGCCGTCTCCTTCGTATCTAACTTCTACCACTCGGGCACGAGGCTCCCATCTGCGTATTGCTGTAATAATTTCGGCTGTGAGTTTGGCTTTGGCAATCGGCATGGGATCATCCAGCATCGTGGCAGACAGCCCGAATTCACGGTCAAGAGGCACAGAATACTTCATAGTTGTGAGTATTGTTTTCACGTTTTGTAAAACTTCTTCTTCTAATGAGCCGGGGGCAAAATTTATCTGATTTATACTTTCTGCAGTTATTTCATGCATCATACATACTCCTCCAGCTCGATATTTAATTCAGCTATGAGCAAATTGCCACGATTATCAACTTGCTTGTATTGCTGCCTTAGAGATTTAATGGTCCATAGATTTTCGCCGTAGCTCCTGTTGCCAATAACGAGTGATACCGCTTCGCCCTCTTTTTGCAGCTGATATAACTTTCTAATTTCCTCTATAGGATTTACCCCAAAAGCGACATCAAGACGGATTACGAATGAGATCGTATCTAGTTCGGGACCCAAAAACTCCGTCTTTGGTTTCTGCATGTGCACTTCATGTTTGCCGAGCCTAACAGATGAGGATTGCTCAAATCCATCAAAGGTAAGTACTTTATCAGACGAAGTTGTAAAAGTAATTACTCTGTTTAGCTTTTGATCGCCAATAACACCTATCATCATTCTTCACCTCACTGCGGAGGGTCGGTCGGGCCACCGTCATCATTTTCTGGATGTACGTGATTTTTAAGGCTTATGCCATCGGCAATTACGTCACCAATTACATTAATATTTCCAGTAGCGGTAATATTAATTGGCCCATTAATGTTTATGTTTATAACCCCACTGGGCACATCAATGGTCAGTAAATGAGCCTTTCTGTCATATTCAATATATGTTCCGTCATCGAATATCATGGCCCTTTTGTCATTAGTATTAAGGTCGGGGATATTCTGCTCGGAATATAAAGATCCTACGATAAAGCCACTTGCATTACCGGTGGGTAGAAATATGCATAGGACATATTCTCCAACGTCTGGCATCCAGTAATCTCTATTTTTAAGTGTCTGTTTCTGCACAACAGAAAGCTCATAAGACACTAGCTTGTGCGCCTCAAACGCTACGCGAGCGCGGGCTTTTTCTGGATATATTGCAGAGACCCTACCGACTCTTATTAAACCTTTAAGGTTTTCCATTTAATATGCACCCAGAGCCTTTCTAATATTCAATCTCGTTTCATAATTTGGGCCAGAATGTGTGGCAGTTTCAATAAAATATTTGCCGTCGAAGTTCCCAAATCCAGAGAATGTTACATTTACTCCAGCTACAAGAGATTGATTGCCTACAAGCACAACGCTTGCCCTGTTTTCGTTAGCATTTATCTTTCTGAGCCTTAATTTTGCTATTCTCTCCGCCTCCGCCAAGTTATTTGCTCTCTCGTTAATAAACAGCGTTTTCCCTGTTTTTGGGGCACTTGGAGGGGAGTAAGTGTACTCGATGGGATCCTCCCAAATACTTGGCTGATATTCTATCCTAGCTGCAGAATAGATATTTCTGGTTGCCGATGTAAATTCATATGAAATAATGTCGGATTCACCTTTTGCAATCACAGCAACGCTAGGTGCTTCCTCATATTTTGTACTGTCAAAGATAATAATTTTATCGCTTGATACCTTTAAGCTTAGACCAGATTGGTCACACAAACGCTGCAAGAATGGCAAGTCAGGCTCCTCAGATTGCTCAATTCGGTCATATTCTGGGTCAAAATCGCTATCAAACATTAACTCAAGCTGTGCCTCATTTGCTATATCTCCCGCAATCACAGATAAAGCGGTTTCCTCCCAAGCCCTTATTTTGTCTTCGTCAACCAAAGACGAATGAACCGGTATAGACACTGCTTTGAGCGTTACTACATCTGGCGGTCCAGTGTAGCTTATTTCGTCTATCTCAAATGATCCCAGTGGAAGTGTTTGCGCTGTGCCTGTAAATCGCCAATCTTGGGTAATAATAGAGGCGACTAACCTGGCACCTTTGTTTGGATACCAACTGCCACGCCATAAGCCTTTTTTGTCTTCCAACACAATCTGGAGGTCATCTGCTTTGTTGTCTGAGTTATCTTCATAAGAAAAGCTGACCAAATAATCTGAAAGATCAGCTGTTATGTTTACATTGTTATACGAAAGCGATAGCGATGCCCGTCTGATCTTCGCCATTTAAGACCCTCTCTTCCATGGTGGAAGTGTTTTGGGAAGCTCAACCTTCACATCTGGGACATTAATTCTTATGCCTGCCGGGAACACCACATAGCTTAAATATTTCGGGTTTGCTTCGAGTAACGTTGACATATAAAATTCTGTTCCGCTCTCAGCACCATAAACTTTGTATGCTATGTAATCCCAGGTGTCGCCCTGTACAGTCATATATTTACGCATAGCTTAGCCTCCTCTGTTGCGCCATGAAGGCCTTAAGTCTAGCTTCAAACTCTTCCTGTGCCCGCCTCTCGGCATTAAGCACCTCGTTTCTGATCCGATCAGCGCTGATTCCGCCTTGCTCATAAATGTTAATAACAGGTGATGCGGGCGAATAGGTAATGTTGATTGCCGGTGTTGAGACAGCCTTTCGTTCTTTAAAAATATTAAGCAGTTTTTCCAAAGGCAATATCGCTTCCGGTCCCTTTTCAGCTACCATTGCCAGATGCGGGGCCGAAAAGACGCCGCCTTCGGCGTGTTCTGGCAGGGCTGTTGGTGTTTCTATCCGTTGTATCGTTTCAATATTGACACCCTTACCGCCAGCGAGGGGCAACCAGCTTGGGAGCTTGATCTTATTTAATTTATTGATGAACCAATTAACCTTATCTATTAGCCAATTTAGGGCATTGGTTACGGTCTGGAACATAGATGTAGCACCGGAAGTTATAATGCTCCACAGATTGCCTAAGGATTCTGGCCATTTTATCGCAGACAGATATGAAAATAGCTGCGAAAACTTATCCGTCACAAAACTATATGCATTGGCCGCCCCGTAAGCAAGTGCATCGTATATCTTGCCCAAAGAAGCTATCGGAGCTATGTTGCTTAAATATGTGATCAAGTTTGACATTTTATCCTTGACAGATTTAAGGGCATTGGCGGTCATTGACTCGAAAGGCACCCAGATATCTGGGAGCTTGATTTTGTCCATAATGCCTGCTATTTTTTCTGGGATAACCGAGATCGCCTCAAATGGGAATTTTGCTACATCCCAAACAATATTGGGCATTAGGCTGACGTCAGGTATTTTGATTTTGCCAAATATGCTGCCTATCTTGCTTGCTACTGTTTTAGCCGCACCGATTGCAGTAGATACCCCGCCTGCAATCCCGCTCCATAATTTCACAAAGACGTCAGGTATTTTGATTTTGCCAAGGACTGATATAAAATCCCATAACTTGCCTACAACAGCCGCAATGGAACGTGGTCCTGCACCGATTGTATCCCACAATGTGCTTATGATTGCCCTTACAGTCTCGCTTTTTTTGTATAGGATGGTGAGCCCAGCTATGAGACCGGCAATAGCTATCACAATGAGACCTATCGGGTTGGCCGAAAGGGCTGCGTTAAGAAGCCATTGGGCTGCCGTCCACATCTTTGTCCCAAGCGCTACAGCCTTGGTGGCGACGTTATAGGCTATGAGCTTGCCGACAGACAGTAGCTTGCCACTTAAGCCCAAAACAACGTTAAGACCTTTTTGAGCAAGCGCCCAGGCCTTAGTCGAAACAGTCGCAATTTTAGTGACTATATTGTTTTTTACCATCCATACATAAAAACTTGCAAGCTTAACTAAAACAGAGCCGATTGCGAATCCTACGACAGCTATCGCAATTTTCAAGGCCAACACAGCTGATGTAGCATATACCAAAATCTTTGTAAGCCCCTCATGTTTTTTCATCCAATCGGTAACCCTACCTATAACCTGCGCAACAGAATGAGCCATTTCGGCAAGTGGTGGCAAGAGAACACTGCCGACAGCAACGCCAAGCCTCGTGATTGTATTCATCAAAAGTTGCAAGCTATTAGCTGTTGTTGCCGATCTTGCTTCAAATTCTTTTTCCATGCTTCCTGCATATTGTGTTGCGTCACCAACCTTACGCAGGTTTTCTTCCAATTGCTCAACGTTTGTCACCAAAGGGGCTATTGCAGCAACGCTCTCACGACCAAATAGATCGGTCAATATAGCCGCACGCTTATGCTCGGGAATTTTTCTTAGGGCATTAATAACGGCAAGGATTGCGCCTTGTGCATCCTCTTGCATCATTTTTGCCATTCGTGTTGCACTTAATCCCAACGCCTTAAACGCATTTTTTTGTTTTTTGGTGGCAGATGCTCCTGAAGTTAATCGTAAAATGAGATTTTTAATTCCTGTCGCAGCTACTTCTTCCCCCACGCCAACGCTAACCATTGTTGTACCGAGAGCAGCTATCTCTCTTGCTGTCGCTCCACCTATCTCACCTAAAGGTCCAATTCTGGTTACTATGTCTGATATCTTTGGTGCAGAAGCGGCAGTGGTGTTGCCAAGATAATTTATTTGATCTGCAAGCTCGTTAACTTCTTCTTGGCTCATTTTAAAAGCCGTGCGCCACTGAGCCATCATTTGCCCTGCCTGTTCAGCCGTAATGTCGAAAGCGACGCCCATTTTAGCTGCACTTTCTGCAAAAGGAAGTAGTTCGTTCCTTGCAATTCCTGCTTGCCCGGCCGCCGCCACGATATCAGCCAAACCACGAGCTGCCATTGGTATCCGCTGGGAAAGAGCTAGAATGTCTTCCCCCATTTCTTTAAACTGCTGCGGCGTTTCAAAGTCGATGACCTTGCGCACGTCTGCCATAGCTGACTCAAAATCTACGGCAAGCTTCACCGGGACAGCAAGAGTTGCTCCGGCAGCAACGGCACCAAGCATCTTGCCACGCATTTTCGACTGGAATGCTTCTGCCTTGCCCTGCAATTCAATAGCTCTCGCCAGCCTTTTTTGTGCATGTTCGGCCTTGTTTAATTCGGCTGTCAACCTAGATTGTGCTGCTTTATATTGTTCTGTAGAAATGGCACCAGATTTATAGTTCTGCTCAAGCTCTTTTAATTCCTTTTTTAAGGAGCGTACTTTATGTTGAGACTCCTGAAGAACAGAAGTGGCAGATTTAAAAGATTGGCTAAAGCTTGAATCTACTTTACCGGCAATTTCAACTGCCAACTCATATGTTTTAGCTATTTCTGCCACCTCCTTTTAGAATATCTGAGGCTATTTCAAGCCATTTGCCAAGTTCGGCAAACGGCATACTCATCCAATAGCCAACAGGCGTATATGTGCTCATCGAAAGCGAAAGTGCAGCACGCATGATCAGTTCAGCGCCTTTTTTACCAAGACCTACTTGAGCAAAAAATTTTGCACAGCGATTGTAATGGCAGTGAAATCCCTTGCGGGTAAGTTATTGATATCTTCAACGTTTATACCGCTTGCTTTAGCTGCAACGATTGCAAGATATTGCTTAGAAAATTCTGGAACGACAATATTTTCGCCTAAAAGTTGTGCCTCTCTTGATGCATTGATGATGTCATTGCCAGTTAGTTTATCGAAATCAATATTTATCTCTTTTACTTCTGTTCCATTAATCATAATTGGCTTACTAAGTTTTATTTTCATGCCATATCTCCTACTCGATACCAAGGGCAGCTTTGACTTGTAATAGGTAATCTATACCATTAATCTTGCAAATGTAATTAAATTTATCTATTTCAATCAATGTAGACCCACCAACATCAACTTTAAGATATACAACTTCAAATACGTTTGATGCGCCTGCCGTTACGCCAACATCCAAATTCCCCAAATTGACTGACGTTTTTGGAATCGCACGCAGCACTACCCTTACCGGTCTAACGAAATATTGGCCAGCCCCGGCATCGTAAATCTGGCTTGCACCCCTTAGATCAAGGTTATGTGCCTTCTGGGCTGCCAGCTCAAGCGTGGGTTTCTCAACAGTCCGCCAGTTGAGCGTACAAGTCATGCTGCCGAAATGGCCAAGTGTAGGACTGTCTATCTCACCGGCTAAGCCAGCACCCTTCACCGTCTCCGTCATTGCCTCCACGCTTGGAAGCTCCACGTCGGCAACTCCTATTAAATCCGTGCCGTCGAGGTAAACTCTAAAATTAATCAACTTCTCCGGAACTTGATTTGCCATTCTCTATCACCCCTTTACGCTGCAAACAGCGTCTCAAGATATTGCGGATCGTACTCCACAATGAAGTCGATCTCGCGTGCCGGCGCAGGCGGCGTAACGTAGACGTGGAAGCGGATGATACCGTCTATCAGATCCGTGGTTGGGTTCTCGTCCCGCAGAAATTCGACCCTGCCGCCAAGGATAAATTCTCTCGCGGCCAACCCGTTAAGCCATATGTTTGCAGAGTCTATGATAGTATCCACGAGCCGCTTCGTGATGGGATAGTCGACCTTCTGCCAGAACGTGAGCACCAAAGTATTGCCTATCCAGTCAAACATCCTGCGAATGGGGATAAACGTATCTTTAACGTCAGTAATGCTTGGATATGCGCCAGTCCTGTTGCCCCACGCTTTCCATCCGCCGACGAAGTTTAATGCCGTTACCACACCCTGCCCGTTAAGATATGCCCCCTGTTCTGGACCAAGCATGACTTCATTGTCACCCGCCACA